AAAGGGCTGCATCCCACGCAAAAGCCCGTCGCCCTCTTTGAGTGGTTGATTAAGACTTATACAAACGAGGGCGATCTAGTACTAGATAGCTGTGCAGGCAGTGGCACGACAGCTATCGCCTGCCTAAATACAAACCGGCGGTTCATCTGCATTGAGAAGGATGAAACCTATTACAATATATCGACCGAACGAGTCGCAAAGCATGGAGAATAATATGACATTACATAGTATTGAGCTTTTAAAGCAGATCATTTCTGCACTGCTACCAGATGACGAGCCTATCCGATCAAAGCTTTTAGCGGTCATCGCTGAGATCGAGGCAGACCTAAAAACAGAGGATTAGTGCGATCTTTTTTCTAGTCTCTCGATTCTCTCCTTGAGGTCATCATCCATGACTTGAATTGAGATACTCTTCTTTTCTGCATCATCGATCCTAGATGTCATGATGTCTAGACGGCGGGCAAGATCCTTGCGTTCTAGATCGCAGGCTACCGCATGGTCTCGCTCGTCCTGCTTGCGTTCCTTGTACGACTTGTAAAATAGGACTGCCAAGAGGATCGCTATCGTTAAGGGCAGATTGTTGCCTGTGAGCTGATTGATCTGCTTAAAAAGATCGATCTCTTGGAGTGGGGCTTGCTCAATCACGGGCTGAGTTTTTGGCAGGTCTTGAGCCTGCAGAGATGGGATAAAATCCATGTCAACATCGCTTTCTATAGGTATAAAGGCATCTGCTATTTTAACAGCTTTTGCCCTTGGTTTATCAACCTTTTCACTGATAGCCTTGAAAACAAGCTTTGAGCCCGCCATAAATTCACACTCGCTCGCATTGTATAGTCTGCCCTCATAGTAAATTCTGCCATCGCTATTTAAATAAAATTCACCGTTGATTATGCACATAAAAAGCCTCCTCGTGTGTTTATAGTATGCCCGATCGATCCTTTTGAGAGTTAGTATTTGAACGCAGTTTTTTGGGTTGTGATACGAGTAGCACATTAGATCGGGCATCCATCGAAAGAATAACACAATTTTGCGTGTTATGAGCTTGTCTGTTGCAAGACGATTGACTTTATCCTTGGATTTGATTTAGCGACCAGACCGCACACATCTATCTCGTCCGAAGCCTTTTAGGTGCGTCCAAGGCAGAGGACGAGAAATAATCTTGATCTTTTAAATGTTTTTTGTGTTATAGTATTGATCAATTGAATTTTTTTTGTACGGGTGAGCAATGCAGTATCTCAATCTAAAATCTGTGGGCAAAGGTGGCGATGAGGCAGACTATCAGCCTCTGCCTCCTTTCTATCGTGCCTATGGTATCCCCGGCACAAATTTAAGCGGTGGCAGCATATCAGGCAAAGAGCAAAATCCAAGGCTGACGGGCAGACAATGGACGCTGACGGCAGAAGATATGCTCGCTAGTGATCCTATTATACGCAGATCATGGGCGCTAATTAAGCAGACTCTTTTGTCTGCTAAATGGATTTTTAAGGCGGGCATCGAGGGCGATCCAGTGAGTGAAGAGCTCGCCCGCTTTGCTAACGAGGCGTTCGGCTTTGATGGATATAGCGGGATGATGGACATGACATGGGAAGAGCAATTAGGCTACCTTCTCGAATTTATCCCCATGGGATGGCGGTATGCAGAAGAGCTCTACTGTTGCGAGCCTGACAGCATAGGCAGAGAGAAGATCTTCTTAAAGCGATTTGCTGATCGTGAGCCCACAAGTCATCAAAGATGGTTGACTGCAGACGGCGTGACACTTGAGGGCGTCATGCAAAATATGGTCGGAGGGGTACAGCCTGAGCCGATCCCTGCAGGTAAAATGCTTTTATTAACCTTGAATAGAACAGGCTCGAATTTTGAAGGTCAAGGGCTTTTGCGTCCCTGTTGGTGGTGGTGGTCTCAAAAGCAGAGAATCGCTAATTTGATGTCTATCGGCGTTGAACGATGGGCAATTCCCACGCCCAAGGTTGTCGTTGATATGGAGATCGCAGAGAGATCAGGCTTTACCCAAGGCGAGATTACTGCAATGATTCAAGAGGCAGAGGCACAGGCTCGAGATTATATCGCTCAAGAGCAAGGCTATCTCATCGAGAATACAGCGATCAAATTTGATTCATTCGGTAGCCAAGGTCAATTCAATCCTGATGGAGCCCTAAAGGTTATCCAAGAGTGCGATAATCAAGTGTCACAAGCCTTTTTTGCTCAATTCATGAATCTTGGAATTAGTGACACAGGATCAAGGTCTGTGGGCGAGGTGCATCTATCAGTCTTTAGGCGTGCCTGCATTAACTATCTTGACTTGGTAGCATCTGCAATCAGCGGGCAAGATAGACGGGGCGGTGGTACAATTGGGCGTCTCATCAACTGGAATTATGGCAGAATTGAGGCGACCAAGCTTCCCAAGCTAACACACATGGGACTAGACAATGACGAGCTCACAGATGCTTTAAACAGTCTGCCCGCCCTAGTACAATCTCAGCTCTTGACTCCTGACGACAATTTAGAGCGTGCTATCCGACAGCGTATCGGTGCGGGCGATCTGCCCACTGATGCGACTAGGACAAGCCAAGATAGAGCCATCGCACAAAATCCTAGCTTGGCTATGGCAGAACGCTTGAGAGGTTTAAAGTGAGTGCATTTGATAAAAAGATTGTGCGTGCTGTCATCAGTGGACACACAAAGCAGATGAATTTAGCTATTCCAGACAAGTATAGCCACATTGATTTTATCCCGCCTAAGGGCGCTCAAGATGCTGCTAAACGAGCACTAGAGAACCGAGCGACAAAGCCCGCTTCACAGCGTGGTATGACTGCGATTGGCATTGCTAGGGCAAGGGATTTAATCAATGGAAAACAGCTATCGCCCGATACCGTCCGCAGAATGTTGGCATATTTTACTAGACACGAGGTCGATAAACAAGGCTCGACTTGGTCGGACTATGGCAAAGGTCGGCAGGCTTGGGATGGTTGGGGCGGTGATGCAGGCTATACATGGGCGAGGAAAATTGTCGGACAGATGGACAAGGCAGACGAGGCGACTAAGGCACTTGGAGAAAATATGGACAACTCGGAATCATCACTTATTAAGGGCAAACCATTTTTAACCTTGGCTTTAGGGGCTGTTAACTCTCGCATGAATGGAGAGTCAATCAGTGATATCACAGAAGATCATCTTAAAGAGATGGTTAGGCTCTTCTATGCTCGCAAAGAGCAAGATCCTGTGATCATCGATTGGAATCACGCATCAAGCCCATTTGTGGGCGGTGCGTTAGCTTCTCCCGATGTTGCGATGGCACTAGGGCAAATCGCCGATTTAGAGATCAAGGATGGCGGGCTTTATGCCTATCCTCTATATACATCTAAAGGCGCTAAAATTGTCGAGGAGTCAGAGGGGCAACTGTGGTCTAGCCCTGAGTTTGTCCTAGGTAATATTTATGCGAGAGACGGTGGAGAACTGATTGGCAATGCCCAGCTCTTAGCTATCACGCTCACGCCTAGACCTGCACAACAAAATAATAAAATCGATCGTATTCTTTTATCGGAGAACATCATGGATCAAAACGAATTACTACAGAAATCAGCTGAGGAGCTTGTCGCTATGGTACTTGAAAAAGACGCACTAGTGAAGCAACTTGAGGCAAAGATTGCGGGCTATGAAGCGGAAGAGGACGCCTCGGTATCCGAGGAAGTCGCCCCGCTCAAAGAGGATGACAAGAAGGATGAGAAGATGGGCGAAAAGATGGGCGATGGATACAAAGCCATGTCAGAAGCCTCAGCCCTCGCCCTCAATGAAATGTCAGCAAAGATCGCCACATTGAGCGAACAGGTCGCCAAGCTCACACAAGAGAAGCACATCGCAGAACGCAAAAACGCAATCGATGCACTCTTGAACACAGGTAAAATTGCAGTGGCAGAGAAATCACTAGCCGAGCAAGCCTATGACATGAGAAATGCTAATAATGCCTTTTGGCAGATGTTTAGCGAACGCAAAGCGAACCAAGCAGTAAATCTATCTGAGATCGGTCATGCCTCCACAGCAAAGCCCATCTCTCTCAGTGAAAGAGTCGAGCAAATCAAAAAAGAAAAAGGCATCACATTTGCCCAAGCTCTCGATCTTTTACGCACTCAACACGCAACCGAATACAATTCATTTTTTGGAGGTTAAAAATGGCTTTTAACGATCAAAGCATCTATAAGAGTTTCATCGCATCTGCAAGCATTACAGCATTTCAACTCGTAAAGCAAGATAGCGACGGCAAGGTTACCCCATGTACAGCCGATACTGATGTCCCCGTGGGCGTAGCTCAACAAGCTGTCTCTAGCGGTGAAGTGGTCAATGTATGTGTTCTAGGTCTCAGCCGTGCAGTAGCAGGCGGGACTATCACTGCAGGCACTCATTTTTATGTCATGCCCGGTCTAGCAGGCAAGGTTTATGCCTATGCTTCCGGTGGTGCAGGCGTACAAACTATCGCAGGGCGTTTCTTAGCAAACGCGGTCAATACCGCTGGCTCTGCTAACGAGCAAATCGAAATCATCTTCTCCCCATCCGCAGGAGTCTAATAAATGGCAAATCCAAGCTATAGCAATATTCATCCAGTCAACGAGATCTTAAAGAACCTAGCCATTGAAGCCATTCCAAGCGATGGACAACTGATTGCTGATAAGGTCATTGAAAAGGTCGATGTCTCCGCTCTCGGTCCTAGCGGTACTCTCTTAATTGAAGAGACTCGTAATTTTATGGGAAGCCCTGATGTTGATGCAGAAAGAGCGCCCGGAGCAAGTCGCCAAGCTATCGGTAATTTTGATCGTACATCTACCACTTTCAACACTAAGATTTACTCTCTAAAAGATGCCATCGCTATTGAAGATATCCGCTATTCTCAATATCCCGGTAATGAAGAGACCAGATCATTTAAGAAGGTTCAAAGATCAATGCTTTTGAATCGTGAATCACGCCTCGCAAGCTTGCTTTTTGGTGCGTCAAATTGGGGTTCATATACCTCTGATCTCGCAAGCCTTGGCAACAGCTCTAAAGGCACTCAATGGAATTCTGCAGGTGCAGAGCCTTTGACCGATTTACACGCTCTCATCGATGTTATTCGTGCTAATGCTCATGGCATCTTGCCCGATACCTTGGTCTTGGGCTATGGTGCTTTGCGTGCGTTGTCTAGAGCTCCTGATATCAGAGGCTTCTTTACTGCAGGAGCTACCGCATCAGGCACAGCAGCAGGCAATCGCATTATGCAGGATGATATGGTCATCAGCGTTTTGAAAGAAGTCCTTGGCTTGCCTAATGTATTTGTTGGTAGTGCTAGAAAAGAGACAGCAAATCCCGGTTTGACATCTAGCCAAGCTCAAATTTGGACAGACGACAGCGTATTCATGGGCATCATGAAGGGCTCTGATGCTGTGGTCAATAAGAATGGGACCAAGGTTATGCCTGTTGCTGCTCTCAATTTTGAATATGCAGGCTTCACCTCTGGTTCTTATGATGATCTAGAGATGACTAAGCGAACTGTATGGCTCGAGCATACTCACCAAGACAAGGTAATTGCTCAAAATTACGGCTTTTTACTCACTGACTGTCTAGCATAGTGAGCGGGCTGATATGCTTTCTTTGTTTTGCCCTCACTGTGGCGGTACTAGCTCAACTCATGCCCTAGCAGAGGGAGAAGCCGATCAAAAAGCGATCTCCGATCTTAAAAAGCAGATGGCAGAGGAGCAAAACGAAGAGATGAGAGCTCTCTTGAAATCGCGCCTTGGAATCCTTGAAAAGGAGGTACAAGCGGCTGCTGACTTTCAAAAGGAGCTAGAAAAAGCTACCGCCAAGCTTCACTCGGCGATAGCAAGATTGATGAAAAATGGGCAGGGCAATTTGCTGATCAATATGAATCCTCAGCAATTGAGGGACTTTTTGATCAATGAAGGCTTGGGCGATGCAATAACATTTTTTCAAAAAGCCCAACTCGATATCGTGGACTTATCAAATAAGGCTATGATTGCGATTGATCCAACCTTCATCAGCGGGGATCCCGATTTAATCAATGCAACTATCAGTCGCACAATTCAAAGCGTCTTTGATGATGCCTTAGTGCCGGAGATTAGCAGGGGCATAAAGGATGCCGTCAGTACGGCCGCGGTGATAGGATCAATAAAAGCCCCACTTGACTCATTGGCTCAAGGCTTTCAACAGGCGACTCGATCGAATACGACAGAAGCCCGCTTAAAGATCGCCGAGTTCGGGCGATCAGTGCAGGCAATAAATGCTGAGCAAGCAGGGCTAGACTTGTTTATATATGTAGGACCGAAAGACGGAATAACACGCCCTTTTTGTCGCAAAATTATTAGCAAGGGGCGTGTTTTTACAAAGTCTCAAATCTTAAAGATGAACAATCAGCAAGGGGCTGGACCAGTGATCACGACTGCAGGTGGCTATAACTGCAGGCATTCATGGTCGCCTGTCAGCAAGGGATTTGCCAAGGTGATGGGACTAGATGTGGCAACAAATAATGACATTAAGGATTTACAATGATAAAAGCACAGCAAGGCAAAGACTATAATTTTTTATGGCAAGCTCCATCTGCTATCAGTGGCACGCCGTCAATCACTTTTCATTTAGAGAGTGGCGATATCACATCTAGCATGACACAAGGGCGGGCATCTTTGACTGCTACTGCCATATCAGGCGATAGGCGTAGTCTCACGCTGTCAGCGTCTGCCACAAGCCTAAAGCCATTTCAAAGCCAAGCCTTTTTATTGACTGATGGAGATGACTATTTCTCTATTAAGCCTATTCGTATCGTGGGCACGAGCCTAATTATTGCTGATCCACTGCCGAGAGACGTATCTTTTACCACATCGGCGAGCATTCAATTTGCGTCGTGGACATATACGGCTAGCAGTGCGACTATCACAGCTGATCGAGGCGATATCGCCTTCACGATTGAGTATGTGCAGAGCCTTGGCGGGCAGACAATTAACAAGGTCGAAAAGGGCATTTTAAAGGTCGTCCCTCGCCCCTTTGATACAGGGCTAGACCATGCTCGATTGTGCGGTATATTCCCACATATCGCAGATATCGCCCCAAGGCGTGCAAATGGCTTTGAAGAGATTATATCTGCATCCCTCGATGAACTCGCCCTATATGTCAGAGACTTGATCGTGCCTGATGATGTTGATGAGGATGATATCCATAATGCAAATGAGCTCTTGCAGGCTCACGCATATCTATCTATCGCCCGTATTCATGAGATCAATGGCAATATTGACTTGAGCGAGAAGATGCGTAATAGAGGTATTGAGCTAGCAGACCTAGGCATGAGAACGATCAGTCTAGATCTAAATAAAAATGGCACAATCGAGGATAACGAGCTTAACATCAGAGCCAAGGGAAAGGGCTATATTACGGGCAATATGGCAAGTCGTATCGTGTCAAACGATGAAAAAAGCTTCATGCCATCTAGGGCGATGAGACACTAAATGAAAACCAAGATCAATCTCTCTCTGCCATCCCTGGCGATGACTCAGCCTAAAATGTTAGCAATAGGGCTCGACATGGTATCGATCATCAAAATGAGGATTTACAAGGGCATAGATGCAAACGAGAAACCTTTTTTAGCGTACTCTACAAAGCCCTTGTATGTATCTAAAAAGAGCCCTCTAGGCAGACGCCTTGCTCCCAAGGGCGGGATCAAGACAAAGGGCGGGATGTATTTTGAAGGCGGATATCGTGAATACAAAAACAAATCACGCAAGCGGTCAAATGCAATCGAGGGGCAGACTGCAGAAGTCGATCTCACACTATCAGGGATGATGATGCAAAATTTTACGGTGCTATCATCAACTGCTCGAAGCTTTGTTATCGGCTTATTGCCTCCTGTGAGACACTATGGCTATAATGTAAATCAAAAACGATACTTTATCGGGCTATCGCCTAAAGAGGTTGATCAGCTGATTGAGATCGTAAAAATAAATCTTCTGGAGACCACATGAGCAAGGGCATTTCATCAGCCATAGATCACATTATCGACCGCCTAGAGAGCCTCACGCCCAAGAGCGATTCTTATCATCATTTTGTCTGCATCAGTGATGCGAGTGGCAGAAATTTATCCTTGGAATCGAGATCGAATCAAAATCGATTATTTGATATTCGCTTTCAAACACTAGCCCAAGATGACGGGCAGGCAGGCATAAGCGGGCGTAAAAGAATCGATTTACTATTAAGGATTCGCTATGATATAGGCGGAGATTTAGCACTGCTAGACCGCATGATCGCAGAGGATTCTAGTCAGCTGATTAACTCTCTAAAACAACCCGAATATCAATTCGATGATACGGGCATAGTATCGCTCATCACAAGCACAGCCACACTATCCGAGATCTCAAATGATCCTAGTCAGGTGGGCTATCTCTTAACTTTACCATTCACTCTCTTATATCTTGAGGATTAAAAATGACAGTAACACATAGAAGCATATCAGTATCATCAGAGGCATCTTTTGGCTCTATCGATAGCTCAACCGGTCTCCCATCTCCTAGCGGACTCAGCTTTATCTCTCTGCCCTGCGAGCGTGATCCCATCGTGATCTATGGCGATGTGGTAGTCAATGAAAGAAGCGAGGGGCGTGATGGTCCTCATGGACTGCCTCCAGAGCCTGACACAGTATGGAGCGGATCAAGCAGAGTGCAGAGACGCACAGGGCAAGTGCAAATCACTATCGATTTTACTACAGTCGGGGCAGATGCAAATACTTATGCAGGGACAGGGCTTGGCAAGCTTTTAAATGCGGGCTTCCTAACTAGCCTCCCTCTTTTCACAAGTGCTGACACTGTCACCGGCGACGATGTCAATTTTTTCACTCCCACAACCACAAACACAAATTATAAGATTGGCGGTATTGTCGGTAGTATCATTGCGGGGCGTTGTGAGTACTCAGCAGTGACTAGCAACAATAGAGCAGGTGCAGGCAAGATTGGCGTTTCTCCTGCTTTTAGCGATGAGCCTGCCACAGTCTATCCGCTTCAAACTTGGTATGTTCCCACTTCAACCTCAAGCGGGCAAGTGGTCGAATCACTTTGTTTTAGAGTCGACGGAGTGGGCTTTAGAACCTATGCTTATGGTTGTAAGCTGGCATCTCTAAATATCAGCGTGACTAATGGTCGCCTATTGGGACAATTTACATTCCAAGCAGCTCTCATCCAAGACGATCACGCTAACGCAAGCGGTCCTGTCGAGCCTGTTGTTTTAGGCGGTGCGACTCAGCATTTTAGAAATGCTTATGCGGTAGTTTCTAGCCCTGTGACATATTCTAGAAGCAATATCGCAGGCACTACAGGCGAAGAGCTAGATCGTATCGCTTTAGATGCTGAGACTTTTACATTTAATATCACAAACACATTAACGCCCAAGGGCTTCTCAAATAACATTTTGACCATGTCCGACATGGAAGTAAGCAATGTTGATCTTGAATGTACCATCACCTTGTCAGCAGTAAAAAGCGATATCGCAGACGATTTCAAAGATAGAGTTATCCGTCAAGTGTTAATAGGAACAGGACCTATCGGGAATGGCAAGGGCATGGCTTTATTTATCCCTGCAGGATATCTCACAGTCGATCCCAACAAGTATGATGTGAGCGGTGAGATTGTGAAGCAAGCCTTGACCTATAAGCATACCCGATTCGGCGGTGATGTGGGTACTACACAGCCCGCAAATAGCCCTATCAGACTAGCACTAGGAATCTAAAATGCTCTCATTTTCTACATCTTCACTCACTACCATTGAGGTAGCAATCACTTGCGACACAGCTCTAGACATGACAGATCAAGACAAGGTTTTATATCTCAAGGGACAAAGAAATCTCTTGAAATGCAAGCCCGATCAAAATCCTAGCTTATTCGTGTTAAAAGCCTTATCGCCTGCTGAGAGAGAGGATGCAGAAATCAAAGCAGGGGCATATACTAGAAGCGAGCTGGGGCGTATGCTATATCTAGAACAGCCTGACAGTAGCAAAGACCGAGCCTATTGGCACGACTCACTCACAGACAAAGAAAAGACAGCCCTAGCAGAGTACAACGCATATCTAAATCGTGTATATCAAGAGATGATCAAGATCTCGTGCGTTGAAATCAAGGGCGTCAATGGGAAGCCTTGGGATTTGATTCAATCGATTAAACCAGATATTGTGAGAGTGCAGACAATCGGCGAGCTAGTCGCCCACATATCAAATCTATCTCTGCTAGGTGAAGCGGGAAAATAGCTATCGCATCCTCAATATGGCTATCGCAAAACAAGGGGCGATCATGGGGATGCGAGCAATGTAAATCACAGCCAAGGCTGAGGGGATTGCGTGGAGATTGTGGCGGTGCATTTAAGCGGGGATTGCCTCATCTAGATGAGGATGAGCAGGGCTTGTTTATCCCTGCGTATAGAGTAGCGCCTAACTGCTCAGAAGAGTACAGCGATCTAAAAATAAGATCATGCCCTGTGGCATCTGCAAACCTCATCGCCCCGATCGCTCAAAATTATTTTAGGCATATCAATAACTTATTTGATTTAAAAAACGCATATCCTAGCCCGTCTTGTGCTATTGTAGAGGCGATAGATTTATTGCATCATCACTACACAGAGCTAAAAAATAAGCTTGCTCAAGAGCAAATAGAGGAGGCACAAATTGGCAGAAAATAAAATAGAGATTGAGGTTGATGTCATAGGCATGGAATCAGCTCAAAAAAAGCTAGATGGCATAGAGGGATCAGCCAAGGGCATCGGAGAGAGCGTCAAGGGCGTTGGCGAGAGCTTCAAGGGCGTCGGAGCGGTGGTATCTGCTCAGGGCGGGGCTATGGGTGAAGCCTTTGGGGCTCTTGGTGAGTCAGTCAGTGGCGTAGTCGACGGCGTGGGGCAGTTTAGCGAGGCACTACAAAGCGGTGGTAAAATAGGCATCTCGTCAATCTTGGGCTTGCTAGGTCCCATCTCTGCAATAGTCGGGGCTTTGGCTTTAGCTGTCGAGGCTTGGCGACAGTTTAGCGGTGCTGCTAAAGAAGCCGAGCAGATAGAGGCGGCAGTCAGTGCGGCAGCAGGCGATCTCACTGCAAAGATGGAGGAACTAGCAGATAAAGGAATCAAGGCAACATCTGATCAGCTTAAAAGCTTAATTTCATTAAATACAGAAGCTAGGTTAAAACTAGAAATATTAAATGAGAAAAATGCTAGTTTAACAAAAATCTATATTGAGCAGATGACAGCAGAGCGAGATTTAATTCGAGTTAAAGAAAAATATAAAAGTCTGACAAAAGAAGAGCTTTCTACTTTATCGGATTTAACTGCTGCTAACTTTAGATTAAAAGAGGCTAATCAGGCAGTAGCCAAGGCTCAAGATGAATTAACTCAGGGATATACTGATGCACTTCCAGCAATAGAAAAGGCGCAGGAATATCAAAGAAATCTAGCTATGACTCAGCAAGAGGCGACAGATGCCTTGAAGGCTCAACTTGAGATACAAAAGCAACACAATGATTTATTATTAGCGACATCTGATCTCAGCGATTACGAGCGTAATATACAGGCTAAGGAAGATGAATTGATGGTTGATAGAGAGCTATCAGCCCAGAGAAATAAAAGCATAGCTGAGATACAGGCTCTCACAAAATCAATAGAGGATGAAAATAAAACTAGGTCTGAGGGCGAGGAATTATATCTAAAAGAAATTAAAAATCAAAAAGAATTGCAGGCATTAAAAGATGCAGAAGTCAAGCGACTAAAGGATGAAACCAAGGCAAGGAGCGATGCTTTTAGGGCAAGACAACAGCAGTTAATCGGAGAGCAATCACAAATCAACGCCCTGAGAATACAGCTAGAAAAAGACGGGATTGATGAACAAATAGCACTAGCCGTCAACACATATACAACTCAGCAAAAATTAAATAAAAATAATAAAAATCAACTGATAATTGCAGAATTACAATATCAACAGCAATTAAATAATATTGCAGATCAAGAGATAGCAAGGCAACAAGCATCTCAGCTCGCTTTAGAGCAGTCTCAGCTCGCTAAAATTAAGGCTCTTGAAGATGAGAGGAATAAAGAGATCGAGATAGAAAAGACCAAGGAACAGGCTAAAAAAGATCTAACCGACAAGATAGCCTTGCTAGATATACAGCTCACACAGACGGGCTATGATCAGCAGATCGCAATGCTAAATAAGCAGATGGAGATTGAGCTTGCTATTGTTGAAAAGGGCAGTTTAGCAGAGCTAGAAATCAAAAAGAGATATCAGCTTGCGACCAAGGGAATGCACAATGAAAGCATTACAATGCTCAGAGATTTTGCAGACGCACAGGCTCAATCTTTTACTGCATCCTTGGCATCTGCCATCATGGGCGGGGAATCGATTCAAGCTGTACTCAAGGCGAGTCTGCAGGGCTTGGCTACCGAGGCACTAGCACGATCTTTATATGAGGGGGCGGCAGGCTTGGCGAGTCTCGCCCTTGGTCCTATCGGTGGCGTGCCTGCATCTCAACATTTTGCTGCGTCTGCTGCCTTTGCGGGCGTGGCTACTGTGGCAGGATTGGCGGGGGCGTCTATTCCATCCTCAAAAGCTAGTGCATCAAGTGGATCGTCTCCAAGCGGGATGGCACAGACAACACAGGTACAACGCCCAGAAGCTCAAAAAAGCGAGCCTATGGTTTTCAATGTAAACTTCTCAGGGGCGACTATCTATGATACAAAAGAGTCTGCCAAGAGAGCTCTCAGCGATGAGATAGTCAAGTACATAAATGAACCTCGCAGGGGAAGCCCTCGATTGAGAGTACAAAATGCCTAGTTATGATAAATCGCCTAATTTCATGCTCATGAGCGACTTTGACGCCCGCAATTTCACATCGACGCTTTACACAAGGGCGGGATCAAATATTGCGTTAAATGGCAGTGGGCAAGTTGTTTTTAATGATCCCGTATATTTTTTAAATGGGCGTGGTCAGTCTGCCACAACATCGCTCAAAGCGTGCCTAGAAGCCGATCTAGGCGATACATGGACTATCTCTATAGATAGTCAAGATCGTATCAAGTGGGAATGCACAGCTAGTCAAAATCAAGACATTGAGACTCAATTTGGCGGTGGTGGCATTTGGGGACTAGACGGCGATTATACAAACATGAGCGGGACATCAGTCACCTTTGCGGGGCAGTGGCAGAGAGGGAATCAAATTTTTTGGTCTGCTGGCAGTGCTCTATATGGGCGTATATCATATAGCGACTCATCGACTGCATACCCCACTTATTATCCATCATTCCCGGTTGCCCAAGATATCCCATCGCTTTTATCTGTTCGATCGGGCAGTGGCATTTATTGCCTGCAGTCAGCAGAGGAAGCCTTATTTAGCGACTATGTGCAATGGGTTCTCGGCGATGACGGCAAGGTGATGCAGATCGTCAATTATGTCGCAAATGCAAACCTAGTTAATTTCTCTTGGACTGATACAGCCTTTAGAGACAGATTAGGATTTAGCGGGCTCGAGACATGGCAGACGATCTATGGTCGCAAGGTCATGATCGCTGATAACGTCATGCCCGGCGTTCTAGCGCCGTCTCGTCCATACGAGGATCATCATTTAGCATTCGATAGAATAAGCGACACTAGGAGAAAAGGAGATGGTAGCTATGGCACAAACTTTAAAGGCAATTTTGCAAAATCTGTTCTGCGATTTTATATCGATGGTATCGCAGACATACAGGACGACTATCGTCGACTTGTATTTGATCTTGGCGAGTATTTCTATATAGGCGCAAAGATCAGTTTAATTCAAGAGGTGGGCGAGCCAAGATTGAATCGCATGACTACTCAGATCAATGCGACATCGCCTGCATATAGCCTCACTCATACAAGCGAGGACAATGGAATGCACGGCATTATCACAGGCACGATCACAAGCATCACTAGCGATCTGCCCTTTGAAAACCGCATCATGAGACGCATCCCCGTCTCGATGGAGATTGCCCATGACAAATAGCTTTACTCTGCCCTTGGCGGGCAATAACGCAAGGCTAGAGCCTGATGCGTTCATAGCGGGGAAGGACATCAGCGACCTACAGAGTCAGCTTGGCAAGGTGGGCAGACTGCAGAACTACATCCACGCCTATCATGGTACAGGTGCGATCATAACTCAGCACTTTGAGGATGGCATATTCTATTATTCATCAGCTACCTTGAGAGAGGTCTGCAGATGGAGAATCCCTGCAATATCAGCAAATCATAAGACGATAAAGATCACGCTCAAGGGCAGTGGCACAAATGGCAAAGCCTTTTTTACTCTCTCGAATAGCAGTAGCTCAGGCTCAAAGGATTTTACCTTCAATTCTGGCAAATATGATCAAGGCTCGATTGCCTTGGCGTCTGTGAGTGCTGAGTATAGCTATCTAGTTTTGAGCGTGCAGAATACGATACAGCTCGATTATCTATGTATCGAGTATCTGCCTCTCACTTCCCCATTGGCAGAGAGCAGAGTAAACGCCGTCTATATGAACAGCTTTTTTTATCCCTTTGGCGATGATTCTTTTGATGCAGATCAACCTCTCTCATCAGCCCTAGGGCAACAGCTCATAAACAATGTGCGAGTACTGCAGAAGAGACCTCGTATGCTTTTTAGTGCGAGCGGGCTAGATCTTCCAGAGTCAACAACAAGCCCGACCTTTGGGCTCGTGCGACCACAAAAGGGCTTGACCGTCAATGATTTATTTGCACTAAATACAAGCTTCATTTCATGGTATAATCGCAATAGGCTCGGATTTACATATAAGCTAGTCATGTATGTCGAGAACTTGACCGCCCATGACTTCTCTTTTTCTGTATATAATAGGCAGATCACGATCACTGCAGGCACGACAGCACAGTGGATCGAGTATGACATCGCAACGATTTTCAATGCTGACGGCGTGGACGGCGATCTATCTATGCCCTTGATTGAGTTTTCACCTAGGATGACATACTTTTTGACAAACGCATCACCTATCTTATCGATCTCTTTCTGGGGGGCATGATGGCAATAATACCAAGTACGACAATCTTTGCTCCATCGCCTAGCGAGGCAAATGCGGGCGTCCCCGTCCATAGTGCAGTCATGATGCTGATAGCAGATCAGACAAATCACCTTGCTTTTGCCAAGGCTAAAAGACATCAAATCGGCTTTGTTAATCGAACCTATCCTAGGACATGGACGCAGAATCAATCCGACTACACAACTGAGAGCTACTATATCGATCAAATATCTGTAGGGGATACAAATAGGGCATATACGCAAATTCTACAGACAACCTCAAATTGCAGATATATTGTTTTTTCTTTTGCCTATAGAACGCATGAGAATTCGACAAGATCAATCGAAATTACCGCTTTTAGAAATCCTCGCACAACGCAAGATATAATCGATAATGGATGTCTTTTGAGCGTGGCTAATGGACAGCTATCGTCCACTTATGATCCCGATGGATCAGCTAACTATTGGAATCAAGCATCAGTGTCTAGCGGTGGCAATATATCATCGACATCGATTTTGCAGACGCTTTATCCTAGACCGCTATTTATCCCAGAGGCTTACAGGGGACAAGAGATAGGCGTTAAATTTGATTGTATTAGAGTAAGACTTGATAATATTTGTTTATATGAGGCTTTTGACGAGGTGATAAATGATTGACGATGATAGAACAGCTCGAATTTATGGGCTAGAAATAGCAGGGCTTGCGACTCGCTTTTATTACAGGGCATCGCCCTTTATTGCTGAGGTCATAGGATCATCACCTGATGAGATATCATATACGGATATCGACTGCATAGAGAGCATCAGCGACTATGTGGCAGACCTAGAGCCTAGCGGTGGCATAGCGACATATTCGCCCATGAGTGTCAGCCTTGTTATGGATAGGATGAGAGGCACTAGTCAAGATCCTCATCGAATTTTTGGGCGTGTCATGCGTTCATCGTCTGTGTGGAGTGGTCAGCTAGTGCAGGCTATCGCTAGGGATGATGATCAGCCCACTATCATAGTCGATAGTGATCCATCGCTCTCATATCCTCATCTAGTGCATATCGGGGCAGAGTCTTTTTTGATCAGTGGTCAATCTCAGGTCGGAGATGTGTATCATTTGACTTGTGAGCTACGCATCGGATTTAGGCAGATGCACGACATTAGACTAGACGGGACAGATACGCCTATGGCGACAAGCGAGATCGTCTCTTGGCGTGGACGGCAGGCGTCGATCTACTGTGCTAGTATCGATGAAAATGGTATTATCACAGACAATCAAATCGTTTTTCATGGCATGATTGAGCGATCGCCTGACATCAGCGACCTGACCGCAATATCAATATCAATCGTCCCGATTTCTGCCATCGTCGACAACAAAGTGGCAGGTCCTAAAAACAGCACTCAGCTAGTGCATGGGCATCATTATTTTGATCAATCGGCTAGATATAGGATAAATAACATTCAAAAATTAGGCGACAATAGATCGTTTATAGGTGGAGGATATTTTATAGAGTTTTCAAGTGGGCTTGCGTCAACCGATGAGATCATGGATAAGATCAACTCGATCTCAAGAGGTGCAGAGCCCGGCACTTGGTTTATCAAAAGACAGGCAGGTGGATATTATTTAGTCTTGAATCCGCATAGCAACGCAAGCACAGTGCATCAGGTTTTCACTGATGACATCAACCTAGTAAAGCTAGATCAGCTATCTAGATCGGGCAATGATTTAGACTTTAGATATATATCAGATGATCCCATATGTCTAAATTTTGGCGTCAATTTCTCATCAAGTGAAGCTCCCATTAGAACCGCCAAGGATGAGAAGGCATATCAATTTGATATAGATAGAGATCTAAATTTGTACTATTATTTATATCAAACTGAGACTTATGCAGAATATCAAATCAAGGGCGTAGCCTTGGGATGGTATGAATATGGAGAAAAATATTTACTTGTGCAGGACTCTTTAGGTCTGCCCGCTTCCTATGATGGCACGCTCTATGCGATAGAGATCAAGGCATATGGCAAGACATTTAAGGCGATGGCAAAAAGTGAGACCGCTGTATCAGTGGGATATCTCATCGAGCTAGATCAGGATAATGTCTATAATAGAGGTCTGCCAAGCTTTGGCGACTTCCTAGATTCTACCGAGAAAATCGAGATATCAAGAGGGCTATTGATTGAGAATAAGCCCGCTGGTGAAGTCATGCTCGAGATACTAGAGAGCGGGGGCGGTGGCGGTATAAATGGGGCATACGATTTGCACTTGGTGGGATGTAATATTGATGAGGCTTTTATCGATGAGCAGAGCTTCTTATCATATCAAAGTGCAAGTAATATTCGAGATTGGCAATTTAATTTGAGTATTGACGATATCACAGCGAGAGATATTTTAGAGCCTCTACTGAGAGTCATGGGCTGTGCGATAGTCATGGATAGATCATCATTTTATCCACGCCTAAAGCTGATCAGTGTCGGGCATGAATCGGATGAGAATCAAGCCTTGATCACTGATGATGATATGCTGATAGACAGCCCTACTTATTGGACTATGTACGAGGATATCATAACGCAATTCAAATTTATTTATGACCTGCAGAACGAGAAGCCAACCGAGAGAGTTATAAATAATTTTGCTGCCATCAATCAGCTTGCGGGCGAGACTAGAAGCGAGGAATATAAACTATATGGGCTAACCTCCGAGATTGTGGGCAATGCAAGAGCGGGGGATTTTCTGCAGTTTTTTAGGGCTACCTATTCCCGCTTATTCCGATTATATGGACAGGCGATCAGGCAATGGGTTTTTTCTATCACATCGGGGGCGGGCTTTAGTCTCGATGTAGGATCAAGCCTGAGAGTATCCAGTGATTTTCTCAAGGGATACAGTGATGACTATGGGATCATCGATCAAGTCGGGCTGATCGTCTCGATGAGGCTATCCCTATTCGGTGAGGGCTGTGAATTAAAATTAAATCATTATGGATTGAGCTCGCCCACATGGAACGCATCGGCGAGAGTGGATCAGGTGATCAACTCGACGACCGTCTCGATAGTCGCAGATCAATTCTCGGCATCAGACAAATCTTTTTTTAGTGTCGGTGATGCTGTCGTGCGATATACATGGGGAGCAAACGATAGCAAAACAGCCCTGACAATATCTCAAATAAACGGGCTTCAGATTGTTTTTAGTGGCAGTCATGGAGCTACTGCAGGCGACATCATACAGCCTGCATCGTATACACTAGCAAGCACAGCCCACAAAAAAAGGGCATACATAGATAGAGGATATAAGTATGAGTGATGACAAAAAGCCCTTAACGATGAAATTTTTATCCGATGAGATCGAGCTACTCAAGGATGAAATCGAGGCACTAAAAAGGCAAATCAACGCTTTTTCTATGCGAGAGCAAAATATTGAAAAACAAACAAAAAAAATCGTTATACTGCATGATGAACCTATAACAATAAAGGCTAAGAACCATGAATAGACTACAGTATGCCATAGGCACAGGCGAATATATCGCTTGCAAGAGCACTTCTGCTAATGCGTCCACCGATTGGACAGATCTAAATAGCAGTGATTTTATCGACTCTAAAACGGGATCTGCCTTGTCTGCTGACTTGGCTTTTGCTGAGATATCCATCTATAATCCCGGTGCATCAACTGCCTATTTGAAGCTACGCCCTCGCACAGGTGCAGGCGATTCTACCGCTAATGAGATCTTTATCTTGGCAGGCGGTGCGATCGATCTGCAGTGTGCAGGGCTGAGAGATGGGGCAATCGTGAATATCGCATATAAAAAAGGTGCGTCAGGCGACAATCTGCAGTTTATTTGTGCATTCAATAGAAAGGCTGTTTAATCATGGCTATTATTATTAAACCTCCTGTGAGCGGTGGCGGTGGCGGTGCTGTTGACTCTGTGAATGGGGCGACTGGCGTAGTCGTTTTAACAACCGACAATATCGATGCAGGGTCAAATGCAGACCGTCAGTATTTTACATCTGCCATTCAAAGCGATATCGACGGCAAGGCGAGCAGTGGTGATCTGTCTGCACTAGATGGCAGACTGACCACAGCCGAGGGCGAGATCGATACTCTGCAGAGCGATCTATCTACAGCTCAGAGCGATATTTTATCGGTGCAGTCTAAAACGCTTTACTCTCACTCTCACTATGTAAACGACGGCGTGAATGACATTCAAGCGGTGCTAGATGATATAGCGGGCGATAGCGGTATCAATGCGATCTATCTGTCAGTGGGATCGTATGGTGGTTCTACCGTCTCAATCAGCAATCACGCAAATGTAAACATTATCGCCCCAGAGAGTCCAACTGGAGTTCATGGATGCGAGCTCGTGTCTAGAGGGCTGACTATATCAGGGGCAAGCACAACACGAATCAAAATTGAAAATCTAAATATCGAGGGTGCAGTACTCATCGATGGGACTCAGGGGCGACATTATTTTAAAAATGTCATCTTTGATTCCACTGTGACCATTACAAATTCAACAGCAAATTTCATCACTTTTGAGCAATGCTCTTTTGCAGGTGGCATCTCTATTGCGTCAACAGTGACAGCGACCGTCTATTTTGATAGATGCACTATGGGCAATCAGCTAGTGACATCTCTGCGTGCAGGGGCGGGATCTCCACTGCTAACGATCTTGACTGAGTGCAGTGGCGTAAACGCATCACAAGTCAACCTAACCTCAAATGTCGTTTTAGTCGGTCGTACAGGCTTTAATGATTTGTCTGTCGTGCAGTATCAAAATAGCGATTCTTATGTGTATGATCTAAATAACGGGCTATCTACCTCTTTTAGCGGATCTTATACAGAGCTGAGAAATAAACCAACCATTCCATCAGCATACACAGACGAGCAGGCAAGAGACGCAGCAGGCACAGCCCTTGCAAATGGCAGTCATACGGGGATCAGCTTTGTAAATAACGATGGGTCAGATACCATCGACGCAACTGTATCGCTAGCTAGTTTTTCAACAGATAATTTATCTCAAGGCTCGACAAATAAATATTTTAGCGATACTTTGGCGAGAGGTGCATTTACTGCAGGGGCAGGGATTTCTATCACTACAGGCACGATCGCATCGACTATCACTCAATACACAGACGCTGATGCAGACGCGCGAATTACTGCACAAAAAGGGCAAGCGAATGGAATTTGCGAGCTCGATGCAAATAGTCTCGTCCCTAGCAATCATCTGCCTCCGCTTGCGATTACCGATGTTCATGTGGTGGCAGATGCTACCGAACGCCTAGCCCTCACAGCTCAAGAGGGCGATGTTGCGATTCAAACTGATGATTCTAGCTCTTGGATTTATGACGGTACTACATGGATCGCTTTTGGCGTAAGCGGGGCGGTGGTATCTGTCAATGGTCAGACAGGCACTGTCTCGCTCGACACCGATGATGTGAGCGAGGGGGCGACAAATAAGTATTTTAGCGACACGCTCGCAAGGGGCGCATTTACTGCAGGAACAGGAATTTCTATCACTACAGGCACGATCGCATCGACTATCACTCAGTATACTGATACGCTCGCAAAAACCGCCTCTGTTGTTGATAGCATGGCGGGCTCGCAGACCGATCAGGCTCCATCTGTATCATCAGTCAAGGCATACTACACTGCAGGGGCGGGGATCAGCCTTACGGGTGGCACGATTGCATCGACTATCACTCAGTACACTGATGAGCTCGCTCAGGACGCCTCAGCATCTCTGCTCACTACGGGCACTCATACAGGCATCAGTTACTCCTATGTGGACGGATCAGATAAGATCGATTCTACCGTCTCTCTAGCAGGTTTTAGCATTGACGCCTTGAGCGATGTTGATACAAGCACAACGCCTCCGACTAGCGGTCAAGCCTTGGCGTGGGATGGGACAAGCAAATGGATTCCTGCATCGATCACAGGTGGCAGTCGCCCATCATATACTACCGTATCTTCATTCCCACTGACTATCTCTGCTCCTGCTTCTAGCGTGGTAAAAGCAAGATACTATCTCAATAATTCAACAACCGCAGTCACTGTGAATCTGCCCGCTGTTGCCTCATGCGATGGTCTAGAAATTGTCATCAAGCTTCTTGGCACTGGCACTGCTACCATTGACGCAAACGCAAGCGAGACTATCGACGGGGCATTGACTTTTGCACTCACTCTGCAAAACTCATCAATTAACCTGATTGCTACCTCTGCGGGATGGAGGATTGAATAATGTCCTATAATGTTGGGCGTCAAGTCACGCCCGCTCTAGCGGTCTGTTCACTGTCATCATCTGCATCTGGGCTCGCTACTATCACCTATATAAATGGCGATTTTACGCCGTCTATCAGTGGTACTGATTTGACACTAGAGGCGGGGTATGAGTATTTTTTGATTACATCGCCCGCCACTGTGTCAGCGGTGACAGCTACCTATGAGACGATCATAGATAGTGTATCTCAAGGGGCATATCCTATCAGAAGCACATCCCTGACAGGAAGCCTTGATGAAAAATTTGATAGCGTTTTAGCATCGAACTCAACGCTGATACAAATCACTGCCAATGCTGCCTTGAGCCCTAATTCGAGACTGCAGATATGGAGGATGCCCTTATGAGTCATGATCCTAGCCAAGCTCTTGGCACTAGAAGCGTGCAAATAGATGTCAATTCGGCTACCACCTTGAGCGATGATATCACACAGCACACAGAGACCTTAATCACTGCTAAAAGCGTATATTTCATAGATGTGAGACATATGTACTCGACAAATCTGTCAGGGACAGGATGTATTGCATATCGAAATTTCAATAGCTTTCTGCCATTCGGCGGGCAATTCAAGGTCAATAATGTATCCTCTGGGAGTACTGCCTGTGATGAGTCGTATTGCGGTGTAAATACGAGAAATACGGCACTAACCGTCTTTGTAAATAATATCAATGGGGGGAACATTACCGCCAACAGCTCATTTAAATCGCTTTGGAGGATACTATAATGTCGTATTTTGGATCAGAAAAGCGACTGCTCATGTCTATCAGCTCGCTATATAGCTCAGTCAGTACGCAGAGCATTGGCATCACAGGCGTAGCAGTAACCATTTTCAACAATGTCACTCCGACACAGATGGTGTCATCTATCGGATATCCTACGATAAGCGTATCGAGCGGCACTTTTACACTAGAGGCAGGCTATAAATATTTGATCGACTGCCGATTTAAAGTGAGTGATTCGAGCCCATCGGCGGGCGAATATGTGAGCTACTATATGGCTGATGCTGGATCATCTCAAATATCATCTACGGGCATCACCAACATAACAACTGACTCGACAGCTGTCTTGAGTCAGGAGAGATGTATAGGATACATCGATGCTACTGCAGGGGCTCAAACCTTTAAAATTATGATGCAGAAAAACGCAGGATCTGCGGTGACTCTTAACTCAAATATTGACTCAGGGACTACGGGATTTTTATCTTATATCCTAGTCAAGGCATGGAAATAAAATGCAAGTAACAAAAAATTTTAAGCTATCAGAGCTCGAATTTAGCGATCCCGTCCCGCCTGAGCTAGTCGCAAATGCAGTCGAGCTTTTGCAAAATCTGCAGGTCATCCGAGACCATTTTCAAAAGCCGATTATCATCATCAGCGGATATCGATCACCCGCTAGAAATGAAGCGGTGGGCGGTGCAAAAAGATCTCAGCACATGGAAGCCAAGGCAGCAGACATCAAGATCGCAGGCGTACCCACAGAAGAGATCTACAATCGAATTGACAAGCTGATGGCACAGGGTAAAATCAAGACTGGTGGGCTTGGGCTCTATGTGAGCTCAGGCTTTGTGCATTACGACACTAGAGGCGTGAAAGCGAGGTGGCAGGGATGAACAGCGACATGATCTCTATATCAGCTATGACTGCAGTAATCACTGCTCTCTATCCGCTGATCAAATTTTTGTCTGCCTATGACAGGCGTATCGCAATCCTAGAACAGCAGAATCTTGAGTTTAGCAAAAAGCACGACAAAACCGAGAATGAATTACATGATATACAAAGATCAATGCACAAGATTGTTGTGAGTCTTGAGCGTATTGAGACAAATATTGAGCATTTAAAAGATAGAAAATTTGAATCTTAAAGGCTTGCGTGTTTAAATGAGCATCCCTCTTTTTCAAGGATGCACGCAATGTCACAAAATAAAATCTTAGGTCAAGTGGCGTTTGCCACACAGTACGCAAAAATCAAGGCAGATGGTAGCAGAGAGAGCTACGCCGATGCTATGGGCAGAGTCAGGGATATGCACATCGAAAAATTCCCACAGCTCGCAAAAAGAATCCATCAGGTTTTCAATGACTTTGTCATGCCTCAAGTCGTATTCCCATCTCAAAGATCGACTCAGTTTGGAGGTGATGCCATCAAAAGAAATAACATGAGACTGTACAACTGTACGGCGAGCTACTGCGATCGAGTGAGGTTTTTCGCTGAGGGTTTTTGGCTCTTGATGAGTGGATGTGGCGTAGGTTTTTCTGTGCAAAAACATCACATTGACCGCTTGCCAAGGTTGATCACAGCAGAGCAAAGAGACTCACGAATCAATAAAATTCATGTGGTGGCAGATAGTATCGAGGGATGGGCTGATGCTGTCTTGGCTTTAGTGTCTAGCTATATGCCCATGAATGGGGATGAGGCAGGCTATTGTATCAGCTTTCATTACGATCAGGTACGCCCAGAGGGATCTCCGATCTCTATCGGTGGAGTCGCCCCCGGTCCCCAAGTGCTAAAAACTGCCATCGATCGAGTCAAGGGCATACTAGATCAGGCGGTCAATGATGGTCAATATAAAATCCGACCTATACAAGCTTTTGATATTTTCATGCACATATCTCACGCAGCTCTCCTATCGTCTCGCAGAGCAGCAACCATCGCCCTTTTTTCTCCTGATGATGATGAGATGATGAACGCCAAGACGGGCGACTGGTGGATGACTCAGCCTCAAAGGGCATATGCAAATATCTCTGCTCAAATCGATACAAGTTCACTCACAGAGAAAAAAAATGTATTTGCTCAGATAGTCGATACCGCCCGACAGTATGGAGAGCCGGGCTTTTTCTTTGCCCATTCAACCGAATATGCGACAAATCCATGCGGTGAGATCGGTCTCTATCCTCGCATCCTAGAGGCAGATGGTACATGGTCGAGTGGATGGGCAGTGTGCAATCTAAATGAAATCGTGATCCCGAATGTTCAAGACAATCATCATTTCATACAGGCTTGCAGTGCTGCTGCATTTTTAGGCACTCTGCAGGCATCTTATACAGAGACGGGCTATCTTGGCGATGTGTCTAGACGCATCATAGAGCGTGATGCACTAATAGGCGTATCTATGACAGGTATCATGCACAATCCCAAGCTGATAGAAAATAAAAATCTTCTGCAGATGGGCGGGCTTATGATCAGGAATGAGAACGAGATCACAGCCAAGGCGATCGGAATCAATCAGGCTTTGCGTTGTACGACCATTAAGCCAAGTGGCAACAGCTCAACGGTGGCGGGCTGTTGTGCGGGCATCCATCCATATCATGCCCGATACTACATCCGACGCATGAGAATAAATAAAATCAATCCGATATGGGCAGAAATTTTAAGAAAGCTTCCTCAAGTCTGCGATGATAGCGATCCACAGGTGGGGATTGTGGCTTTTGCCTGTGAAGCTCCTGAGAAAGCGATCTTGAGAAAAGATATTGACGCTATTGAATTTTTAAATAAGGTTAAATTCTTTCAAGACTATTGGGTGATGGCGGGCAATCGAGAGATCGAATCGCAAAAGGGCTTGACTCACAATGTCTCAAATACCTGCACAGTCAAAGCTGATGAGTGGGATGCAATCAAGGATCGTATTTGGGATCTCAGAAAATCTGTTCGAGGCATCAGCCTTTTAAGCGACTACGGCGATACTGTATATAAAAATGCCCCATACGAGACCAGCGACATCAATGATGAATACTATAAAACTCTGCTAGATGCAGATTGGGCGCTAGTCGATTTTAGCTTGGGCGGATATGTCGAGAGCCCACAGGCTGATCCCGCCTGTGCAGGTGGCGTCTGCTTGCTATAGGCGAGCTACGCTGACAAGCACGCCTTGAGTTGATGGCTTAATGTGGACTGCATAATAGATTCGCTGTCCGAAAACATCGCTATGTGCCTCGATGTTTTGATTTGATATGCTATCAAAAAGACCGACTAGATGAAGATTGCCCATGAAGATGTCCATAGTCTGCCCATTCTTTAGATCTAGCATCTCATCGTAATGATCCAAGAGATTCGCCGTCAGCTGCTTTGATTGCATCTCGCTCATCTTGTGATTGAATGTAATATTTGATGTATCTGCAGGCTCTTCTACCTTGACGGGCACAGGTGCGATCTCAGGCTTGGGCTGTGCCTTGGGCTGTGTCTTTGCAGGCAACTTTGCGTCTTTTGCTAGAGCTGTGCCCTCTGACTCATCGATCAAGGCTAGTCTCTCATGCTCAGGCATATCAAGGCTATCAGCCATCTCCATCACATCATAACCGCTGATCACATCTGCAAATACCTCACGAACAGCCATAGATCGACAGCGTGCAAAAAGCATTTGCTGAGGCATCTTCTGCCACTGCTGACTTGATGCGAGTCCCTGCTGCCTTGCCATCTCGATAGTAAACTTGATAATGTGCTTAATGTCCTTGGGCTGATCATTGCGCTGACACTCGATCACGCACTCGGTGGCGGTGGTAGATACTGTCTTGAAATAGCGAACTTTACCAGAGCTCAATACCAAGCCGAATAGGGCGTGGACTTGGAACGCCGGTCTTCCTTTGAGATTGTGCATATTGTCTAGGATCTCTGCCATAGTCCAACCATACTTGATCCCATAGCTGAGGTAGGCACTTACGAGGCTTTGAGCTGTCCAGCCGTCACGCGCGAGATATGTTGCAAGCTTGATCATCGACTCCATATTGCTGGCGATGAGGTTCATCTCTTGCATTGCGTTTTGAATTTTTGCGAGGCTCATTTTAATGTCCTTTGTTTTTGTCTGTTGCGGTGACTTTGTTTGTATTAGAGGGCGACTACATAGCATTGCATTGCCATTGAGAAAAATTCTGCTTCTGATGCTGTCTCGACTTCTTCATAGCATTCAACATCTAGATCAGCCCAGAAGCTTGGCTCTTGGCTATAGCATTCGAAAGAGATGAATCCGTCGTCTTGTGTATCGATGTGGCAGAAGCTGACAGAACCGTCTAGGGCGATGAATTCGAAGGAGGCTGTATGCTTTAGGTTTCTCATTTTAAGATCCTTGTTTTTGGTTTTGAGTTTTTGAGTTTTTGAGTTTTTGAGTTTTGGGCTTTGGCTTATTGCCTTGTTGTATGATCAATATAAAACATTTTTTTGAATATGTCAAATATTTTTTTTAATTTTCAAATATTTTTTTTATAAATCATTGATCGAGAAGGTCTCACCGATAAATCTATGCTCGGTTTTGCCATCCTGACCATGTCGGTTTTTTACAACAATGAGCTCGATTTTGTCTCGATCTGCGATTTCATTGTACTTGCTATCACGATAGAGCATTGTGATCACATCCGCGTCTTGCTCCAGACTGCCCGACTCTCTGAGATCGCTTGCCATAGGTCTTTTAACTGCACGCCCTTCCACATCTCTATTGAGCTGCGCCAAGGCGATGACTGCGCAGTCGAACTGTTTTGCAAGATTTTTTAGCCCCCTGCTGATCTCTGCGATCTCTTGCTCTCTAAAGTTCGCCTTGCTTGGCTCTCTCACGAGCTGCAGATAGTCGACGACGATCAGCCCAAGGGGCACGCCCGAGCTTGCCCGATGATGCTCACAGGCTGAGTAAATTTTTTCTAAAGTCATGGGCGTATCGATGAACTGGAGATGATTGGCGTTTGCTATATCATCTAAGGCATTGTCAAATCGATCGAATTGCCCTTGATCCCACTCATGAGCGAGTTTATTTAGATTGCTATTTGATACTCCGCTGATACTGCAGGCAAGGCGCTGGATCAGCTGTGCATTAGGCATCTCTAAAGAAAAGAAAATGTTCTTTGTGCCAATGCAATCACGAGACGATAAAAATTTGAGGGCGACTGCTGTCTTGCCCATGCCTGGGCGCCCTGCGTATATATAAAAACAACCCTTTTTAAATCCGCCTCCTAACAGCTCATCGTGCTCTGCTAAAAAAGTTCTGATGACGGGCGGGCGTATAAAAAGGCTATCTCTCACCGCCCTTGCAAGCGATTCGTTATTGTCGGGCTTATCGGGAAGCATCGCCTTAAAATTACTTATCAGCTTATTGATCGCCCCTGTGGCCGATTCATCATCCATCCCTAAGTCGAGCATGAGTCTAGATTTTTGACTCTGGCAGATGCCTATCCTAAAGGTGATGACATTGCGGATATGTGCTAGTGCGGCCTCCTCAACAATGAGCGCATTTGTCCTTGGTTCTTGGATGTCTAATTGCATCATATACTCTAGCATCTCATCCGGATCATAAGACTCTTTCATGTCGCAGTACTGCTTAAAGGGACCTTTTAGCGCTGGATAGATCAAATTGCGATATTCTTTATCTAGCTCAAGCAGAGTGGTCAGCCCGCCCCGTCTTAATATGCGCACGACCGCGACATAGATCAGGCGATTGGGCTCAAAGTGCAGGAGCTCTGCATTGCCTTGCAATACCCGCATGACAGTCTGCTGGATATGTGGCAGATGATAGCAGAGCAAATCGCCCATGAGCTTGAGCTCTTCTCTGATCATGATTGCATATTTTTTTTGATTTGATGCTGTCTTGAGATGATCGTTAAATTCTTTTTGAAAATTGATATACATTATGATTACTCAGTAAAAAAATATAGAATCCCTAGTGCGTTGATATAGACATAGGCAATGAAAATTGCCAAGTAAAAGCATACCTTTAGGGCATAGATTACGGGACTGATGAGCTGTGAGACGGGCTGATTTAGATCGACAGCAGGTGGGGCATAAAACACTAAAGGCTCTTGCTCTTCTACTTGTGGGCGAACGATGGGATATAGACCGACATTGAAATCTTGTTGACTCATTTTTTATCTCCTAAAAATTGCATACAGGTGGGATGTGGATACATGAAAAACTGATGAGACACGCCTAGTTTGGCTTGCATCTCGATTGCGATAGAGTATTTGCAGACTGCATGATCTTTGAGTCTTGCAGATAGGACTTGAACGCTGACGCCAAGTACTTGAGCCATTTCTGTTAGGCTTTGACTTTTAGCTGTTCTGAGAGCCATGGATTTCTTATTGCTCATGATACCTCCTTTAAGGTTCTTTTTATTTATCAAAAATAATATTGAAAAGTCAAATAAAATTTTGATATATTGCAAAAAGATTTAAACATTAAAAAGGAATGTACTATGAAGCTATTTAAAGAAGCGGGATTCTATGGGCTATTCAATATCAATCGATCTGCACTAAAGAGCAATGCCAAGGCTGTACTCGTTAGGATGATTGAGATTTATGAGACTGGCGATACCATGGATAGATCATTCATCAGCTCTTACTCATATATAGGCGAGCTGATATGTATGGACAGACAGGCGGTGGCTAGGGCTACAAAAGAGCTGATCGATGAGAGGTTGATCAGCCTAGAGATCAATCAGTCTGCGGGCAATTTGAGTCGATTCACTTTCACTCAAGAGCTGCTTTCTCGCTTTGATTTAGGGACGGGCAGATATACAAAAAACGCCAAGAAAACATCCCCCCCTCATATCAAAAATGATATGACCCCTCATATCAAAAATGATATGACCCCTCATATCAAAAATGATATGACCCCTCATATCAAAAATGATCACAATATAGAAGACTATATAGATGACTATTTAGAAGATAGCTTATTTAATAGTTCAATAATGCGTGCGTGCGTGAGTGAGAATCTTTTCATAAAGACAGCGGGCGGGCTAGAATGGAATAAAAACTTTTTGCCCTGTGAGGATGGATTCGAGAAGCAGGCATCTCATGGAGAGCACTATAAGCGGGATGAAAAAAGCAATCGCATTGTGTCAGATAATGGGATTAAAAATAGAAAGCTCAGAATGTGTCAGCCCGTATGCGATACATACTTCACGCTAGACGCCTCTATTTTGAGCTATAATCAAAGATCAAGGGCTTTGCTATATCAGCATATAGGGAGCATGAAAAACAACGCTAAAAATACCCATTTTTTAATCATCAAAGAAAATGCTCTAAAATCGAGTCTAGGATATCTCATTCATAAGGCTTTGCATTTTGCAGGTAGCTCACTAGTCATGATCGACTCATGGGAGAATATAGTAAATCAAGAGCTACGCTTTTGGCAGGATTCAAGGAATAAGCGATCATCAGACTCAAAATGTTTTGCTGACAGATCAAAGCCCTATGACATAACGATAATTGTTGATTTTCTGCCCAAGGCGAGAGATGTACAAAGTCAAGTCTTGCGTGATCTGGTGGCACATGATAAGCCGATCATATTTATTACTACTGCTATCGATGAGACCGCATTTGAATTTAGGGGCGATAACTTCTTAAAGGCATTTCAAGACAAGACTACTCTAATCGAATTAAATTGATGCCATGAGCTGATAGATAGTCCTCGCCCGTACTAATCCATCTCTGCCCGCCCCGATAATAGACCGTCTTAATGCCTGATTGAATAATCACTTTAGAGCAGATGAGACAGGGCGGGGCAGTGATCACAATGCAGGCATCAGCCAAGGCGATACCCTCATAGACGGCATTGGCTATCGCATTGATCTCTGCATGGATACAGCCGATCTCGATCCTCTCCCCGCTAGGTATGCCTAGCCTATCCCTATCGCAGCATGAGCCACCGCATAGGATCGAATCGCTTTTGCGAGCCTGCCCATTGTATCCAGTGGATAGGACAGCTTTACGATCTGCCCTAAAAATGACAGCCCCCACCTGTGCACGAGGGCAAGGCGATTGCTTGGCTATCGTGCGAGCTACCTCATCCCATATCTCAGCACTCATAGCAAAAATCCTTTTTTGAGCCACTGCGACAGTCGAGCTCACGGGCAAGGGCGATGATCATCCTAGACCGACGACCACATACGCCATCATTGCCCATCGCATATCTGCCCAGAGCAAGGCAGACGCTTTTAGATCTATCCATCCAGTATCTAAGGGCGATCATGCCCGCCTCTATATCAGAGCATGATTGGCAAGCAATAAATTTTCTCTTCACCTGCATAGCCCCAACAGCTCCATGAGATGATACCACCTTTTTATCAAATCGGCTCTCGTGATATGCCAAGGCAACCGCTATATATGGATCAATCCTATACTCCATCGCATAGCGTGCTACCTCTTGACAGGTATCGACTCGATGAGCTGATGGGACGGGCTCTGCCATGCTAGCGAGGTATAGGCACACGCCTAAAAAATTATTCATCATCGTCTTCTATCTCCTCATCGGGATCTAGTGTGTCATCTAAAAAATCATCGTCGTACGATTGACGATAGACGGTAGCTACGCACTCAGCACAAAATTGATACTCAAAGCCTTGTAGGTAGTCTAGCCCTTGGAGTCGAGCCCCGCACTTAATACATCTTGACATCTAATCAGCTCCATAGATCGAGGGAAGTAAATGCGGGCTAAGTTTAGCACAGCCTCAGCAAAATCTCTCATCTCTTTTTGGGCGTGATCGTCAAGTCTTAGCTCAATGAAATTCATGATCGCCTGCAGGCTTGCAGTCCATATCGCTTTAGAGTACATCCCCACAGGTAGCATGACACGAGCCTGCTCACGACATACGCCCATATCGATCAGTTTAGCGTAGTTTCTATAGGCGACCTCATAGGATTCATCTAAAAGGGCGGTGGCTTTAATTTGCTCGTCCCTTGGTAGGATGCCCAAGGATGATTGCTTATTTTTGCTATCCTGCAGTCTCCACAGCACAGGGCGAAAGGCTTCACTCTCGCCCATATCAACATACCTAGCCGAGATCTCATTCCAAGAGCAACCAACCTGATGTTTCATCCACTGTCTCAAAACAAAGATCGGGGCGGATATCTCAAAGCGGATACTTGCGTGTCTAAATGGGCTCGTATGTTTATTTGCCCATAGATATCGCAGAAGCTTCTCATCACGATCAGACCACTCTTTAGACTCTTTGTCATAGCTGACTCGAGCGGTATTTACGATCATCAGATCGCTACCTAGCACACAGCCATCGCCCACTCGCACATATCCATCATGTACAAAAATTTGATTCATTTTTACTTGCCTTTTCAAAGTCATATTGATAGAATGCTTTAGAACATTCTATAAAAGTCAATAATCATTATAACACAAACCAAGGATAAAATCATGGATTTACAACAGCTGTATTCCCACTTAAAAGATTTACCCGCTAAGGCTTTTATGCCTATATGGGATGGCGTACTGCCCCAAGACCTCAGAGTCTATCTGCAGGGCAATAAGATCGTGATCAGCTATCACACATACGAGGATGATAGACGATGCCATATCACAGCCCATCAAGGCAGATTTAGAGCCCTTCATCTATGCAGTGATAGGCGCAGCAGGAGAGGCGGGATGTCTGTGGCCCTATTCGATGGGGCTGATATGCAAGCAATCCATACTCACCTATTTAGTCAGGCTGGAGGTCTGCTGACCAAACAGGGGCAGATGATACAGACATACTTCATTGATGACGAGGGCACATATGCAGACCTATAGCCCATGGGATCACATTCTTTTTGATGCACTAAAAAAAGCAAGAGAGAAAACTAAATGATCAACTCCATCACACTAGCAGGCAGAGCAGGCAAGGATTTTATCCTAAAGCCCATCGGTACAACACTCACAAAGGCGGTAGGAACTATCGCATATCAGAACAGAAAAGACAGTCCAGTCAGCTGGTTCAATGTTGATATTGTCTCTTTTGGGGCTGATCCCACAGCTCGCAAGGCATCTGAGCAAATCAAAAAAGGCGATCTCGTTTTGGTAGAGGGCAAAATGCTATCTAATACCTCCGAGGACGGTAAAATTTATTGGCGATTGGAAGCCCACAGCTTCAATCTACTCAATAAGGAGCAAACATGATGTTCTCAGCACTAGACATTTTTTTAGAGATATCACGCCTAGAGCAAGATGGCATCATCACAGAGCAGACCATAGATGCCATTGTTGATAGTCTACGCCCAGATATGGACGCGATAGGCATATCTGCAGAGACTCAAAGGCGTACAGCCGTCATCTACTCTGCTATCGATAGCCTATGCAAAAAAGGAACAGACCTATGAAGAAAATTAAGCGATCGAGTCATACGCTCTATCTATCGTCCCGCCTCATCGACAAACTCAATGAGCTCTCTGATGCGATCAGCTCGAGCCCATCAAAGATCATAGAAGCCTGCGTTGTCGATATTGTCGATGACAAGGCGTCAAGAATCAAAGCTTTTATCGAGACGGTCGATGTCGAGGACAGTATCGAGAGAATCAGCGATCGAATCTATAAGGGAGAATAAAATGGGCATAGACGACAGGATCAAAAAGCGAAAGCAGGTTGAGGCTGTCGATGAGACGGCAGAGATCGCCCCGCCCGTAAAGCAAGATGCCCCCAAGAAGACAGTCGCCGACTCGAGAAAAGAAAAGGTTCTCTTTTTCATCTCCGAGGGCATGAGCCTGCGACAAGCTTCAATCATGGCGGGCGTCGATCCCGCTACGATACACAGATACAAAACTCTCGATGCAAATTTTCTCATAGAGATCGAGCAGGCTAGACTAGCATATCGCATGAGGCTAGTCGACAAAGTGAAGTTAGCTAGTGAGACGGATTGGCGTGCTGCCAAGTTTCTGCTCGAAACTCAATTCGCAAGTGAATTCGGACCAACGCAACAGATCGAGATCACTACAGACAAACCTAAATCAATCGTGATCGATATGGTCAATCAGATCAAGGGGATAGAACATGATAAGCCTAGTGAACAGGCAGACGGGCAGGCAGACGAGCACATGGACGATGATCAGGGCTGAGGACGGATTTATCTTTGATCTCAATGATGCAGAAAACCAAGAGACAGTCAAAAGCATTGTAAAAAATACATTTAAGGGGCGTGGTGGCTATGATGATGATCACTTGGCGGGCTTCTATATCGAGCTAGAAAAATGCCTAAAAAAATCATACGGCTTTAAAGATCGAGGTCGCATCTTGGGATATATCCGAGCGGTCGCACGCTTTCACTATCTGACAGACTATCTCAGCCCTAAGAGACGCATAAAATATGAGGTGGCAAATAGTATCGTGATAAACGCTGATTCATACAGCGACTACGATTTAGACGCTTACTATATGGATCATGCGTCAATCGACACGACAAGCCCTGAGAGCTCAATCTTGATCGCCCTAGATATGCAGGGCTTTCTATCTAGGCTAGACGATGATGATATGCCACTGATAGAGCTGATGATACAGGGGCATGGATATGCAGAGACCGCCAAGGAGATGGGCGTCAATGCAAACTCGCTATTTACAGGCACACAACGCCTAAGAAAAAGACTACAAGCAAGCTGGGCTAAAAGATACCAAGCCTAACGACTATAAGCATAAAAAATCCAAGGAAGCAAAAATGATAAATCTAATGAACAGAAAGAAACAGATCGAGCCTAGCCCATGGACATTGATCAAGGCAGAGGACGGATTCGTCTTTGATCTCAATGATGCAGAAAATCAAGAGACGATTGAGAAGATGCTACACAAGTCTTTTAGGGGCAGATCGGGATATAGCGATGATCATCTAGTGAGCTATTACATCCTGCTCGAGAGATATCTAAAGCAGGTCAAGGCTTTTGAGAATCGAGAACGCATTTTAGGATATCTAAAGGCGGTCGCAAGAATCCATTATTTATCGGGCTTTCTCAATTCGAGACGACGATCAAAATATGAGATATCAAGCTC